TTTCTCAGCTTATACAAAAGGAAAAAAAGTTAACAGAGATGAGTATTGCGAATTTATAATTAATTATAGGAAAAAATGGTTAGGCAAGTTAAAAGAACTAACATTCATTAATTTAGATGTTATAGGAAATCCTAAAGAAACAATAATCAATCAAAAATTTTTTGATGATAATAATTATAATGTTCTTCCTGTCGTTCATTTAGCTGGATTTAAAGAAAAAAGATTAGAAGAATGTGTGGAAAAATATCCTTACATTTGTCTAGGAGGAATGGTAGGAAGAAAAACAAAAAAACATACTATTCCGTGGTTAAATAAATGCTTTTCAATAATAGGTAAATATTACAAAAAAACTAATAAAATGCCGAAAATTCATTTATTAGGTATGTTTAATCCAAGTATTTTATATAGATATCCAGCTTATAGTTGCGATAGTACATCTTGGTTAAAAGTAAGAAAATTTGGATTTAAACCACTAAAAATACCTAAAGTTCCAGCACATTCTCAAAATAGAGAATTATCTTTGCAATTAGAAAATGTATTGATAAAAGAATATTTAGATGAAGAAAAAAAAATAACAAAATTTTGGAAGAAGAAAGGAATATCTTGGAATGATTGATATAACAACCCAACAACAAATCATTAGTATTAGTAATATATTACCAAACAACTGGAATCCAAACGAAATGGACGAACAAACTTATAAAGCCGAAAAAGAATCATTGGAACGATATGGAGTAATTGCGCCTATTATAGTAAGACCTAAAGAGAATAAGTATGAAATAGTAGATGGAGAACATAGACATAAAGTTTGCGAAGAATTAGGATATACCGATATCCCTTGTGTAATAATTAAAAATTTATCTGATGAAGATGCAAAGAAATTAACAATTATTCTTAATGAAACCAAAGGTACTAATGATAAGATAGAATTAGGAAAATTATTAAAAGATTTAAAAACATCATTTGGAGATGATTTAAAAACAGGATTACCTTTGAGTGATAATGATATAACCGAATTAATAGAGTTAGGTAATGCAAATTGGGATGAATATGATATAGAAAGTAATCAAATTGAAGGAGATGAAGAAGAATATAGATTACATCTTACTTTTAAAGGTAATGACCAAATAGATTTAGTTAAAGAAAAATTAGCCAATAATCCAGAGGAAAAAATTATTGAGTTATTAAACAATAATGATTAAATATTGATTAAAAGATGGCTAGAAAAATCAATCAGTACACTTTTGTAGAGAAAAAAAGAACAAAACGAAGATTTAAAAAAGATGGGGTAAAACATAGAAAATCATTAGGTCCTAAATCACATTTAAGAATTTTTAAGAAATAAAGGTTTAAAAAATCTAATCATTCTGTTATTAGTAAATATTATGAGTAAATTTTCAGAAACATTAATAGAAGAAATAAGACAAGAATTTGTACAAGGAATAGAAGATGAACTAGGAAAAAGGGTTTATTCAAGTATTGATGAATTATCCAAAAAACATAATATTCCGACAGTCACATTATATAGAAAAAGTCAAGATAATAATTGGAGAGAACAAAAAAAAATATTTAAAGATAATCTACAAATGGAAATAGACTCTGCCAAACAGAAGGTAATGGCAAAAGAGGCAAAAGAATTTGATAGTAATAGTTTAAAAATAGCTAAAGCATTACAATCTGAAATAGTAGGATTATTGCAACAATCAAATAAACGAAGAAAAGAAGGAATTGATAAACCTTATTTTAGTCCATCCGCTTTAAATAGTTTAGGCATGGCATTACATACCTGTCAAAGGGTAGGTAGATTAGCATTAGGGGAGTCAACGGATAATACAAATGTTACAAACAAACAATCCACAATTGAAGAAACTTTCGCACTTATTGATGAAATCTGCCGAGGCAGAGGAAAAGGCGACACAAGCCTACATTAAGTATTGGGCATCTTCAAGAGATAAACAATTAACACCAGAAGGAGATTGGAATATCTGGTTAATTCTAGCTGGTAGAGGTTGGGGTAAAACTAGGACTGGTTCGTTTGATATTGTTAATTATGCTGTAAGAAATCAAAATACTATTTGTGCAGTAGTAGCGCCAACTTCTGGGGATTTAAGAAGGGTGTGTTTTGAAGGAATTAGTGGAATAAAACAATTAATTCCTGATGAACTTCTAAAAGATAAGATTGGACTTAAAGCATATAATAAATCAACAGCACAGATAAATTTATGGAATGGCTCTAAAATAATTGGATTTTCGGCAAGTGAGCCAGATAGATTAAGAGGAAGTCAATACCACCGAGCTTGGTGTGATGAACTTGCCGCTTGGAAATATCCCGATACATTTGACCAATTAATGTTTGGTTTAAGATTAGGTGAAAAACCTAGATGTATTATTACTACAACACCACGACCAACTGAAATAATTAAAAGATTATTTAAAAGAAAAACAGAAGATGTATATGTTACAACTGGGAATACTTTTGAAAATAAAGATAATCTAGCGGACAGTGCATTAGAACAATTTAAAGAAAGATACGAAGGAACTAGACTAGGTAGACAAGAACTATATGCGGAAATACTGGAAGATATTGAAGGTGCATTATGGACTCATAATCAAATTGATAAATTAAGAATAACTAAAGATGATATTCCAGAATTAAGAAGAATCATTGTAGCAATAGACCCAGCAGTCACTTCTAATGAGAAAAGTGATGAAACAGGAATAATTGTCGCTGGGGTTGACGAAGATGACAAATACTATATTTTGGAAGATGTATCTGGGAAATTTTCGCCAGATAAATGGGCAAGACTAGCAATAGAACAATTTTATAGCTATAATGCCAATATGATAGTAGCTGAAACAAATAATGGTGGTGATTTGGTTGAAAGAATAATTAGAACAATTGATACAAAAGTTCCCTATAAAAAGGTAACTGCTACTAGAGGAAAAATGTTAAGAGCAGAGCCAGTATCAGCATTATATGAACAAGAAAAAGTCTTTCATACAGATATATTTAAAGAATTAGAAAACCAGATGTGTACCTATACAGGAGAAACCGGAAAATCCCCTGATAGATTAGATGCTCTAGTATGGGCAATAACAGAATTAAGTTCTTCGTCAAGAAGGGCATTATGGAGAATAAGTTAATGAGCATAATAGATGACATAAAAAATGTTTTTAAAACAAAAAATAGAAAAGTAAAACAAGCACCTCTAACAATTTATAATAATGTAGGATATTCAACTGTTAAAAAGGATTCCTATTCAGATTTCGCAGATGAAGGGTATCAAGATAATGCAGTAGTGTATAAATGTGTTAATGAAATATCAAATGGGGCATCATCAATAAAATTTAATGTATTTGATAAGGATATAAAACTAGAAAATCATCCAATTATCAATTTATTGGAAAGACCAAATCCATTACAAGCTGGAAATGAATTTTTTAAAGCACTTTATTCATATTTATTATTATCGGGAAATAGTTATATTTTAAAGAATATTGGTGGTCAGTTAGTTAAGGAATTATGGTTATTACGACCAGATAGAGTAGTAATAAAACCAAGTAATAATTTAATTCCTAAATCCTACTGTTATAAACTATCTGGAAAAGTTGTTGCCGAATATGATGTAGATAAAGAAACAGGAATGAGTGATGTTAAGCATTTTAAATTGTGGAATCCATTAGATGATTATTATGGGCTATCACCTATAAGGGCGGCAAGTGCAGATATAGACCAACATAATTTTGCGGCAAAACATAATGTTAATTTATTAATGAATGGGGCAAGACCAAGTGGTGCTATTGTATTTAGACCTAGAGATGAGGCTGGAATGTCCGTTCAATTAACAGAATCTCAAAGACAACAATTAATGACTGATTTGGAATTAAGATTTCAAGGAAGTGATAATGCTGGTAGGGCTATGCTATTAGAAGGGGATTTTGATTGGAAAGAAATGGGATTAAGTCCTAAAGATATGGATTTCTTACAATTAAAAAATATGAGTGCTAGGGATATTGCTATGTGTTTTGGAGTACCATCACAATTAGTAGGTATTCCAGATTCACAAACTTATTCCAATGTACAAGAGGCAAGATTAGCATTATATGAAGAAACCATTATTCCATTAATGAAAAGGGTAGAATCCGATTTGAATGAATATCTATCTCCACTTTATGGAGAAAATATTAGAATAGTATATGATTATGATTCCATACCAGCTATGGCAGAAAGAAGAAAAAGGTTATATGAAAATGTAACTATTGCAGTTAGGGAAGGAATCATATCAAGAAACGAAGCTAGAGAAAGATTAGGAATGGAGCCAATTACTGGTGGGGATGATGTATTTATACCAGCTAATTTATTTCCATTAGGCGAACCACAAGAATCCCCATTAGATACAGAAATACCAAAACCAGAGGAAGAAGGAAAAGATGCTTATGGCATAAATGATAAGAAAAAAGATACATCAAAAAAAACCAAAAAATAAAGGAAGTTTATGCCATCTGGAAAAAAAATGGGAGTTGGAACTCTCAAACATACTTATGATACTTTTATTAAAAATGGAAAGAATCATAATAAAACCAAAGAAGAATTAGGAATAGAATCAGCAAACCTTAATATGAGATTATGGAGATATAGAAAAGAACAAAATATAAATCCTAATTACGAAGAAAAAAAATCACAAGTAAAACCTAAAGAAGAAATTATTATTCCTGATTTGGGCGATGAAGATATACCTGTTGGGGATTTAGTAAATAGATTAACAAAAGATTTTCAACGAAAACAAAATTATAGAGAACAAAAAAGATGGATACCTATACAAGTAACAACAAATAAACCAATAGGATTAGCTTGGATGGGAGACCCTCATATTGACGACCCGTATTGCGATTGGGTGACACTCCGTAGAGATTTAAATATTATAAAAAAAACAGATGGATTAAGGGGTTGTTCATTGGGAGATCAAACAAATAACTGGGTAGGTAGATTATCAAGATTATATGAGAATCACTCTGTAACTAAACAACAATCTTGGAAATTAGTAGAATGGTTAATAAAGGAAATGGACCCTTTTCTTTTAATAGCTGGAAATCACGATTTATGGAGTGGTAATTCTGACCCAGTTCAATGGATGAAAAGACCACATACACTTTACGAACAATGGACTGCCAGAATTGAATTGCAATTTCCAAATGAAAAAAAAGTAAGAATTATTGTATCCCACGACTTTGCGGGACATTCAATGTGGAATAATTTACATGGACAAATGAAAGCGGCGAAGTTTTTATCTAGTGCGCATTTATACATAGCTGGTCATAAACATAATTGGGCATTATCCCAAATAGAATTACCTGAAAATGATATGTGCTGTTGGTTAGGGAGGGCAAGGGGATATAAGTTTTATGATGAATTCGCAACTAAATTAGGATATGAAGAACAAAGATATGGACATTCCATATGTACAATAATTAACCCTGAAGCTACCAATAAAACGGATTTAATGTTATGCTTTGCCAACCTAGAAGAAGGTGCGGAATACTTAAAATGGAAGCGAAAAAGAAAAAAATAAAACAAATTAATCTTGGCGGTTCTAAAAGAATTAATATAAGAAAAGAATTTGCTGAACAATCAAGATTAAGAACTTCATTTGAAAGAAAATTACGAAGACAGTTAAATCAATATTTTAAAAAGTTTTATGATAAAATTGCGAATAATTTTAATAATGACGAACCCTATACCCAAACCATCAGGGATAGTCAGAATAAATTAGCTATAATATTTAAAACACATTATAGACAGGTAATTTATTCTTTTGGAGAAAGACAATTAAAATTATTAGAAAAACAAGAGATTGATAGATTTGAAACGATATACAGAGATTATGTTAATAGAGTAGGTGCAGAAAAAGTCGTAGGAATAACTGCAACAAATATGAAAATAATACAAAAGGTTTTAAAAAATAATATAGATGAAGGGCAAGCAGTTACAGCAAAAGCTATTAGAAAATTATCAACACAATCTTATTCAAGATATAGAAGTGCAACAATAGCGCGCACCGAAACACATAATGCATCAAGTTTTGCAAATCAACAAACAGCTACATCAATGAATATTCCAGATATGCAAAAAAGATGGGTTGCGACACAAGATACACGAAGTAGGTCGGCGCATCTTGCTGTTAATGGAACTCAAATTCCGATAGACGAAGATTTTATAGTCAATGGGAGACAAATGAAATATCCTAGTGACCCAAGAGGTGGACCAGCTAATGTAATTAATTGTAGATGTGTTGTCGTTTACATTACGCCAGATGATATTGAATTATAAAAAAATTGATTCTATTTTGTTTTCATAATTCTTCCGTTGCTACAAAGTGATTTAACTCAATAAGTGTTTTAAAGCATTTATTGGCGAACATATATTTATATCCAACAAAGTGTGGTGGACATTTCTCTACATAATACCATTCTTCAGTTAGATAATCTCTCACCCTATATTTGTTAAGAACGAAATCATATCTTTGTGGTGTACTGAATCTTCTATTTTTTCTTCTTGCCGGCATTTTTTTCTCCTTAGTTTGTAATTAATTGTAGATGTGTTGTTATTTATATTACACCAGATGATATAGAATCATAATCTAGCACTTCCATAATAATAAAATTATTTAAGCCTCCTTGTTCAAAATAATAACCATTTTCTAATCTAAAAATTTCTCTTAATTTTATAAATCCATAATCTGGTCTTATGGCTATCATATCCATAGAAATCCAATCATAAAGAAAACTACCATATTTAAAAAAAATTTCTAAAGAACCATCATTAAGTTCATTAATTGAAAATTCCTTTCTATATTGCTGGACATCTTCTTCTTTCCAAATCTCTCTATTAGAAAAATATTCTTCAAAAGTTTTTAAAAGTCTTTTTTTCATTTTATTTTTATTCATTTTTTTCTCCGTAAGAGTTGGGGGAGATTTGTGGTACTCCCCCTTGACCATTTTTATAAAGTTGCTTCCCACTTTTGAATGTAATTTTTCCATTCAGAACCAAGAGCTTTCTTTAATCTGTTTTTGCAACAAGTTCCTAAAAAATGAGCACCTGTCAATTCAACCTTTTTCTCATTTTCATCAGTGCAATCATCTAAATGAGCAGCAGTAGTAGCACAACCCTCAACAGTTACTATTGCCCATCTATCTCTGCTAGACTCACAACTAATATCAACTGGTCTACCACAAATTTGACAAGGTTCAGTATCTTTACCATCAAATCTAGAATGACCTGCATACAAATCATAAATGTCACGAGGTCCTCTATAACCTTTCCAATCAACATCTGAATTTATATTAGCTATTCTAACAAAGTCAATTTTGTCAAAACTAACCTCTACTTTATTTACTTTACTTACCATTTTTTTCTCCGTTAAATTTAGGGTTTCTTTATGGCACAACCCCTTAACCATTACTCTCTTTTAGA